CCACAAGTGCATTTGCTCGTACCACAGAAGGTACATTCGAAGCACCTACCAACACCAAGTTTGTTGGCACACTGAACGGCGCTATGCGTGTGTTCGTTGACAGCTATGCCAGCGATACCACTCCTGTGCTGGTTGGTTACAAAGGTAGCTCGGAAGCTGACGCTCCTGCATTCTACTGCCCATACATTCCGTTGATGAGCAGTGGTGTTGTTCTGGATCCAAGCACCTTCGAACCAGTCGTGTCGTTCATGACACGTTATGGTTACATCGAATTGACCAACACCGCAAGCAGCTTCGGCAATGCTGGCGATTATGTTGGTGAGATCGCTGTGTCGAACCTTTCGTTCTCCTAATCAGAGAATCTCCCAGGGATGGGAAGGCAAAGAACCTGCTTCGGCAGGTTTTTTGTTGGCTATATAAACGCATGATATATCACTTAAATCCTGCACAATATTACACAAATAGAACGTATCTAACACAATGGTTTGATAAGGACACGTTGGTTATCACCGATAATGATTTTGAAAATATTGATCAAACCCAAGAGTTACTAAAAGCTCATCCTTTACAAAATCGTGTGTTAGATAATACACACAATCCTTATCCGGACAACAGAATTCAAATTACAATAGATCCAACACTGACCAATAATTTTGACTATTGGTATCGTCCCAAACCTGGGATGCACTTCTTTCCGTTGTTTTTATGGATGTTTAGTCTGCGCACCAATCTTTGGTGGCAAGGATTCAGTATGGATTCAGGCAACAGCAAGACCCAGGAAATCATGTGTTTGAATCATAAACCTAGACCGTTTCGAATTCAGTTGTTTGAAGAATTTAAACAAAAGAATCTACTAGATAGTATGATGTACACGTTTCCGGAATATCGTAATTTACCCGGTGAGTTTCCAGAAATTAATAGAGCCGACGCTGGTGTTGATCACGAAGTTTACGATCAGTATGCTGTGAATATTGTAACTGAAACTGCAATTGATTTGTCTTATCTCAGTGAAAAAACCTGCAAGCCTTTTATAGCCAGGCAAATTCCTATCATTGTATCCAGTGTAGGTGTCAATCAATTCCTTAAAGATATTGGATTAGATATGTTTGAAGATATTGTTCCATGGCCAACTTGGGATAGCGAATTGGACAAAAACATCCGTATAAACAAAATTGTTGAATTTGTAGAGCAATGGATTAAATCAGGCACTGTATTAGAAGATTATTATCGAGTGATTGATAGAGTTGAACGTAATAAAAAATACTTTCATAGCGAAAAGTTCAGAGATATTATCATGGTCCAGATGTCATTTTAAAATAAATAAATCATACAAATTGGACACCACCATGAAAATAAATGAAATTGAACCTAGACGTCTTGACGAAGCTCTCCCACCGTGGATGTCAAAAGGAATCCAACCAGTTGTTAAGTATGCCGAACCATACTTTAACAAGGCTGTGCAAGCAGCATCATCGGCAATGAAACCCAGGATCGTCATGCAACCTGGAGAAACAATGGATCAGGCAATAGCCAGAATAAAAGCAGCAACGCCTGCAAGTGCAGAAGTGGGTGGAATAAAAGCCGCAGACCCATTGGTGTCGGACGCAGAAAGAGCAGCACTTGGAATACTTCCTCCTCCCGAAAGATCCGGTCTGTCGTCATTCTTTAAACGTCGTGGAGATACAGGATTTGATCCTAATCTTAACAAGACACAGGCATTACCGGACTATTTGCAAAATATGCCACCGGCCAGCATAGGTTCGCCTCCAAAACCAAAACCTAAAGCAGACACATCTGCAGCCGACAGAGAAGTTCGTAAAACCCATGACATGAATCCACGTATGCCTAACAAAGGCAAACCCAGTGCTGAAGCTGAGGCATTTGCAGCCGAAAAAGCAGCACGAGCTGAAAAACAAGCAGCTGAAGAATTAGCAGCAGCTGAAAGACAAGCAGCAGCTGAAAGACGAGCAGCCGAATTACCTGCTGACTTTGAGCCGCCAATGTCTGCCAATGCACCAGCACCAGCAGCACCAGCAGCACCAGCAGCACCAGCAGCACCAGCACCTGCAGCAGATACCGTGACTTTACCACGAGATTTTGCAGATCGGTTATTGAGCATGGCCGAACGCGATCCGGCAGCAGCCCAGGAACAAGCCAAGCAATGGGGATGGTGGGGTAAAAAAGGACTAACCGCTGCTGGGGTTGCCGCATTAGGCGCTGCTGCACCATCAGTAATCAATGCAGTCAGACCCGGCACAGTTCCGGACTATTACAATCCAGTTTCTATTGCCACGCAAGGACCTGAAAAAGTTTTGGCTCCTAAGCCGTTGCCACCAGACCGTGCAGGTCCAACAGTAAAAGAAATACCAACTGACTGGTCTCCTTCCTCACCGGCTGCTTCTACCGAGACACCGGCTCCGGCTGCTGACAAAACACCTGCTGCTCCAGCAGCACCTGCCAGTGATTCGGCAACCAGTGATGATGCAAAGATACAGGATCTTAGGAAACTATGGCAAAAAGATAAGATGGATGAGTCAACCGCTGCGCTGAACCGCATGGTGTATCTGTCTAGACTTTAAACCACTTGAGATACTGGGCCACTTTCTTAGTGACGCTGGTCCAATCTCCCATCACAGGCTGTCTAAATAGTCTAGCAGTGGAATACCAAGGACTGGAATCTCTGTCTAACAACCAACGCCAATCAGTGGAATAAGCGTTGAGCATGATCCAAGCTGGACGCCCTAACGCACCGGCCAGGTGTGATATGGCAGTGTCTACACCAATCACCACATCTAAGTTCATTATCAATCCTGAAGTTTCTACGAAACTAACAATAGTGCCTGGGTAACATGTGACTCCGGCTTCTGCTAATGCCTGCTCTTCTTCGGCTGTGACATCTATTTGTAGGTTGATCCACTCGTACTCGGGATTGTTTTTGATCATTTCCAGTATCACAGCAAATGGAACACCTTTGTGTTGATTGAGCCAAGAATCTCTACGACCACTCCAGTTGATGCCCACACGCATACGTGTCTTGGGCCCTAGTCGTTGTTGCCAGACTTGCACAGCATGGGGTTGTGCAGTGAGATAACTCTGCACCTTGGGTATGTTGTCAATAGTAACGCCTAGGATTCCAGGAATGCTCATGATAGGCACCCAGTAATCAAATTCACCCATGTCGGTGGTATAGCTGCCGACCTGTTGGATGATGTTGCTGTTCTGCATGACCGGAATCAAGCCGTCGGTAATCTGAAGTTTGATCTGGGCACCCATCACATGCAGATTGTACAAGAATCTCACAAATTGTATGCAATCGCCGTGCCCTTGTTCTCCCACTACCAAGATAGTTTTGCCCTCTAGTGACTCGCCACGCCAGCGCGGTTGTGGATATTTGGGTTCTGTCCCGGCCAGATGTTCGTACTGCCACCGAGATTCATAAGCAGGCCATCCCTGCGAATAATCGCCCATGATAAGATGGCACACTGCCAGATTGAATTTGGCTGTGATGCTGGTGGGATCTAGTATGATGGCATGTTGTAAGAATGGCACAGCACGAGCAGGAAATCCCATCTCGCGCAGAACATTACCATAATTGTTGAATGCTGCCGAGGACTCTGGATCTTGTACAAATGCCTGGGCGTAGCATGCTATTGCCTTGGCCGGTTCGTGAGTGGAACGATGCTGATTGCCAGCTTCTATTAGGTCGTTTGATGTCATGGAATATTTAATAAAATCCGCTGTGCGGTGTTAAATTTTAACAGGCTGCTAAATACTTGTCAACACAATACGGTGTTTTATGCAGGACACCACTGCGTAGCGGCTAGAACCCGCATTGGGCTTCTATAAGGAGAAATCAAATGGGAAGAGCTCTAAAAATTCAAAAAAACAGTGTTGGTTCGGGTACAACAGTAACTGGCACAGTCACAGCATACAACCAAAACATTCTAACTGACGCTGGTTTTCCTAACTTCGGATCGCTGACTAACCCAGCATACAACACACCAGTTCAAACACTAGACACCACACAATTCTTGGGTGTGGTTGGTGGTTCACCTGCTACTAGTACAGCAAGTGCTACATTTCCAGAAATTGCCGCAGTTGTAAACATCAGCTTAGCTGATAGCACCAGCACCACAGCAGGCGCAGGCAGAATCATACGTCAAAAAGGAAGCCACAAATTCTTAGTGGCCTACACTGCCGCTGCTACAGCAGACGAAAGTTTTATTGTTGGTCAAGCCTATCAAGTTTCCACAGTTGGCACCACTGACTGGGCAGCCGTCGGCGCTGGTACTGGTGTAATTGCAGGTGATATCTTTACAGCCACAGCCGTGGGTGCAGGCACAGGCGAAGCATATCCTGTGGGCGTTTGTGTTTTGTCCAACACAGCCACTCCGGCAGCTGGCTTCATGAGCATTGCTTACTCTGTAGGTGACAGCTCGGCAGTTTATGCTAGCTATATCACCAACAAGTGGGTGCGTGATTGGAACGGCATGACTTATGGTACATACGCTAATTCTAATCTTGGTGTTAACATTCAATCTGGCGAAAATCAATATGTTGCTAACTTCTTCACAGACGAAGGTAACGTGACTGTGTCTGGTGGCGAAATGGTTGGTTCTACTTCAACTGACAATGCCACAATCCAACTGGCTCAGATCGCCAGCGTCACATCTTAATTTGTTAGGTAGTGGAGTCCTCCCAGCTACATACTGGGAGTATTTTTTATGAGCAGAGCATTTGTATTAGGTAATGGGCTGAGCCGTCAAGGGATTGATTTAAATCTCTTAAAATCACTTGGCCCTGTGTATGGTTGCAATGCATTGTATCGCGAGTTCACACCAGACGTTTTGGTCAGCACCGATGTTCCTATCAGCGAAGCCATACAAAAAACAGGATACGCACAACGAAATCGAATGTACACACGTCGTCCTTTGCCCGATATGGGTGCAGAACGCATACCTCAAGACTACTTTGGATTCAGTTCAGGCCCGGCAGCAGTAGCACTAGCGGCGCTGGATCGTAATGTAGCAATCTACATGGTTGGGTTTGATATGGGCCCAACCAAGCATGGCAAGTTCAACAACTGCTATGCAGACACTGAGTTCTATAAAAAAAGTTCTTCCAATCCTACCTATGCAGGAAATTGGACAAAACAGCTGGTCAAAATCTGTAAAGATTTTCGTAAAACTAGTTTTTATCGAGTGGTAGGTGCCAGCACCACAGCCAACATACCAGACTTGAAAAGCCTAGGTAATCTACATCACATGCCCATAGACGACTTTTTGAATCGTATAAATAACACAAAGGAACTTTGAATGTCTACTTTCAAGCGTGTGCTCGGTAATCTTACCATACAAACCGTTACAGCATCTGATGCAATCACTTTGCAAGGTGGTACAGTAGTTGTAAGTGGAAACCTCACGGTATCTGGAAATGCTACCATAACTGGTAATCTTTCGGCCACAGCACTGACTAACGGTACTACAAATCTTGGGATTCCTCTAGCCAGTGGCAACGCTAATATCACCGTGGGCGGTACCAGTAATGTAGCTGTGTTTACTTCAACTGGTGCCAATATCACCGGTACTGCTAATATTAGTGGAGCAGTTACCACAGCTAGTACTATTAGTGCAACAGGCAACCTAACCAGCGGTAATATTTCAACTGCTGGATTAATAACGGTCACCGGTAACGTGCAGGGCGGTAATCTACGAACTGCCGGCCAGGTAAGTGCCACAGGTAATATCACTGGCGGTAACGTGTTAGGCGGCGCCAATGTCAACGCAACCACACACACAGGTACCACTGTAAGTGTAAGTGCAAACGTAACAGGCGGAAACATATTGACAGCTGGACTGATATCGGCCGGCAGCACAATATCAGCAACAGGCAACATCCAAGGTGGTAATCTACGTACCGCAGGCACAATTTCAGCAACCGGTAACATCACCGGTGCTAATCTAGCGGTCGGAACAACCACTCCAGATTGTGAAGTGACCATATTGGCCACTCCTCAGAGCGTGGTCTACTCAATCACAGGCAACAGCACCACAGCAGGAACTGATTTACATATTTCGGGCGCGGATGGTGCTAATACTAGAATAACACAAGATGCATTTGGATCAGGATCGTATAGTGCATTCACTGGAAGAACTGCTGGCGGAACTGGAACTGCTCCTACTGGAACACAACCTGGAGACACATTAGCCCAATTCACAGCACGTGGATTCAGCAGTGGTACATTACAATTTGGTAATGTATCAACCGGCAGATTGGACATCACAGCCGCCGAAGCATTCTCAGATACCAGCAGAGCTACCAACGTACAGATATTCACCACAGCCGTTGGCGCAATAACTCCTACATCGGTTGCTGTTTTTTCCAGTGCAGCTGGACTGAGTGTAGTAGGCAACGTAGCAGGTGGTAATTTACTTTCTACTGGGTTGATAAACGCAGTAGGCAATATCACTGGCGGCTATCTAATAGCAAACTCAGACGTACAAGCAGGAAATTTACGAACAACCGGAACAATTAGTGCAACCGGTAACATCACAGCAGGTAACGTGCTAGGTGGTGCCAATGTCAATGCAACTACTTTGACTGGTACTACGGTCAGTGTGTCAAGCAACATCACCGGTGGAAATATACTATTTGGTGCAGGTAATGTCAGCGGCATTGGTAATATACTAGGTGGACTAATAAGTGTGTCGGGCAACATCACTGGCGCCAACATTATTGGTGCTATCATTGCCGGAGCAAATCCTATTACCACAACTGGTAATATCAGCGGCGGCAATTTGCTGACCGGTGGATTGGTTTCAGCAACCGGCAATGTCACCGGCGGAAACGTATTAACAGGAGGCTTGATTTCAGCAACCGGCAACATCACAGGTGGTAACGTATTAGGTGGTGCCAACGTCAACGCAACCACACACACAGGAACCACTGTTAGTGTTAGTGCAAACGTAACAGGCGGAAACATATTGACTGCTGGTCAAGTAAGTGCTACAGGTAACATCACAGGCGGTAATGTGTTAGGTGGTGCTAATGTGAATGCCACAACTCACACAGGTACCACGGTCTCAGTAACTGGCAACATCACAGGTGGTAATGTAATATTTGGTAGTGGCAATATCACCGGCACAGGAAATGTCATTGCAGGAAATGTATTAGGCGGTGCTAATGTTAACTCTACTTTGTTTACTGGTACTACAGTTAGTGTAAGTGCAAACGTAACAGGTGGCAATGTATTAACAGGTGGCCTAATCAGCGCAACTGGCAACATCACCGGTGGCAACCTAACTGGTACCAGCATTGTGGGTACACTGACCACAGCAGCACAAACCAATATAACTTCAGTGGGCACGTTGACCAGTTTAGCAGTAACCGGTAACACCACAAGTGGTAATTTATTAACAGGTGGATTAATATCTGCAACTGGCAACATCACCGGTGGTAACCTAACTGGTACCAGCATTGTAGGCACATTAACCACAGCAGCACAAAACAATATAACCTCAGTAGGTACACTGACTAGTCTGAGTGTAAGCGGCAACATCACTGGTGGTAACGTCATAGGCACCATTGCTGCCGGCGCAAACACAATCACCACAACTGGCAACATCACCGGTGGCAACGTGTTAGGCGGAGCCAATGTGAATGCAACCAGTTTAACCGGTACCACAGTATCGGTCAGTGCAAATATTATTGGTGGTAACATATTAACCGGTGGTGCGATTTCAGCAACCGGTAATATCACAGCAGCCAATGTGCTAGGTGGTGCCAATGTCAACGCAACCACACATACAGGTACCACAGTTTCGGTCAGTGCCAACGTCACAGGTGGTAATTTATTAACAGGTGGATTGATCTCGTCTACTGGTAATATTACCGGTGGTAACCTAACTGGTACTAGCATTGTGGGTACGCTGACCACTGCGGCACAAACCAATATTACCTCAGTTGGTACACTAACTAGTTTGGCAGTAACAGGCAACATCTCGGGTGGCAACGTGCTAGGTGGTGCCAATGTCAACGCAACCACGCACACAGGTACCACTGTCAGTGTAACTGGCAACATCACCGGTGGCAACGTGCTAGGTGGTGCCAATGTCAACGCAACCACACATACAGGAGCCACGGTATCAGTAACCGGTACCATCACAGGTGGTAATGTATTGACAGGTGGCCTGATCAGTGCCACTGGTAATGTAACCGGTGGTAATATTATCACTACCGCAGCGGTTAGTGCTGCATCAGTAAGTGCATCAGGAAATGTAACAGGTGGTAATGTCAACACAGGCGGATTGATCACAGCGATCGGCAACATCATTGGCGGCAATTTACAAACCGCTGGAAATTTGATTGCCGATGGAAATGTGATTGCTGGTGCTGCAATGAGTTTTGCTCCACTGACTGCTCCAGTTCAAGCTGCTGCTACCGCTAATAGCTATGTACAATTAATAGTACAGAATAAATCAAGTGGTCTGGCCGCAACAACAGATATTGTAGCAGTGGCAGATAATGGTAATGATACCGATGGTTTTGTTAGTATGGGTATCAATAGCTCGACCTACAATCAACCAGGCTATGCACTGACCACCGCCAATGATGGGTATTTGTATGTGACCGGCAATGTCACAACAGGTGGCGGCAATCTAGTGCTCAGCACTTACACTGCCAAGGACATTGTGTTTAGTACCAATGGTAGTGATACTGCCAACGAAATTGGAAGATTCAAGCATGCTTTTGGACTTAGCGTAACCGGTAATGTATCAGCGACCGGCAATGTTACAGGTGGTAACTTGAGCATATCTGGTAATATAGCAGCCAACAATGTTCTTGCTACTACAATAGTTAATGCTGCCAGCTACACAGGTGGATTGGTCAGTGTTACCGGCAATGTCACCAGCGGAAACTTGTTAACCGGCGGATTGATCTCAGCCACAGGTAATATCACTGGTGGTAACATATCAACTGCTGCATTGACTGCAACTGGTACTACGACCATGTCGGGCACCGTGAGCATGACCAGTTCGGCATTCACCCGCACAGCCACAACTCAAAACTGGACAGATGGCTCAATGACCACGGGGACTTGGACAGTTGGAGGAACTGCACAAACAGGTTTTCTAGCTCTGGGCAGATCTACTGCCACACAAATATTGTACCTTGCCAATGGTGCCACTTCCACTGGCAACACAAAAACCATCAGTATTGGTGAAAACGGAGTTGCCAATTCCGTCACCAACATCAGTATTGGAACTGCCGCCGGCAATGGTAATGTCACATTCTCTGCCAATACTTTGGTATCAATCGCCAACACATCTGGCACAGCACTCAGCGTGGCCGGTAACATCACTGGCGGTAATATATTATTTGGATCTGGTGTTATTAGTGGAACTGGTAACATCTATGGTGGTAACATAATTGGTACATTGACTCCTACCACATTGAGTGCCAGTGGTAACGTCACTGCCGGCAATTTACTAACAGGTGGGCTAATTTCGGCAACTGCCAACGTCATAGCCGGTAATTTATTAACAGGTGGACTGATCAGTGCAACAGGTAATATCACTGGCGGCAATATAAGCACCACAAGATACACAGGTACTTCGATCAGCGTGTCTGGCAACATCGATAGTGGTAATTTGCGCACCATAGGTCAGATCAGTTCTACCGGTAATGTCAATGTTCAAGCTGGAGCGTTTTTTGTGGGCGACGGAGGATTCCTCAGTAACGTGACTGCGGCTGCTAACGTATCGGTAACCACAATCGCCAATGGTACCACGTCGATGTCTATTCAATCATCGGGCGCTAACATAATAGTAGTAGTAGGAAATGTAGCACTTGGAAACATAAATCCATCAGGTTATGCCATAAACGGATATGTCAGTGCTAGTGGTAATGTAACAGGTGGTAATGTAATCACACCGGTAGTCACTGGTTCTACAATGACTATCAGCACCACTACTGCCAATGCCAATATTGTATTGACTCCAAATGGAATTGGTAATGTCACAACTGGCGCTAATGTAAGCGTTACCGGTAACATCACAGGTGGTAACCTAAGCGTGACCGGTATTGCTGGTACCTTGTCTACCGCTGCACAAGGTAGTATCACTTCGGTAGGTACATTAACTAGTTTAGCAGTCACTGGTAACATCACCAGTGGCAATCTAAGTGGCACTAGCATTGTGGGTACATTGACCACTGCTGCACAAACTAATATTACAAGCGTAGGTACATTAACCAGTTTAGCAGTCACTGGCAACATTAGTGGCGGCAACCTTTCGGGTACCAGCATCGTGGGCACATTGACCACTGCCAGTCAGACCAATATCACCTCAGTTGGTACTTTAGGTAGCTTGACAGTCACGGGCAATATCTCGGGTGGCAACATATTGGGTGGAGCCAACGTCAACGCTACCACTCACACAGGTACCACAGTGAGTGTGACCAGCACTGTGACTGGATCGCAATTCAATGGATCTGGCGCTGGATTGACCAGCATACCTGGCGCTAATGTAACAGGTACATTAAGTATTCCTACTTCAAGTTATGCTGCCACAGTAAGTGGTGCTGCCCAAGCCAATATTACCAGTGTGGGTACATTGACCAGTTTGGCAGTGACCGGCAACATTACTGCTGGCAATCTGTCAGGTACTAGTATCGTGGGTACGCTGACCACTGCGTCACAGACCAACATTACCAGTGTGGGCACATTGGGCAGTTTAGCGGTAACCGGCAATATCTCAGGTGGTAATGTGTTAGGTGGTGCCAATGTGAATGCTACCACTCACACAGGTACCACTGTGAGTGTGACCAGCACAGTCACAGGAAGCCAATTCAATGGATCCGGTGCTGGACTCACTAGTATCCCAGGTGCCAATGTAACAGGCACATTGAGTATTCCTACTTCGAGTTATGCTGCCACAGTAAGTGGTGCAGCACAGGGCAATATCACCTCAGTGGGCACATTGACCAGCTTGAATGTAACTGGCAACATCACTGGTGGTAATTTATTGACAGGTGGGTCAATATCATCAACCGGTACCGTGAGTGCAGCAGGAACAGTATTAACAGGAAACATTAGTGCTGCCGGGTATCAAGGTGGTTCCAGTGGGCTCAGTATCACAGGTAACATCATTGGCGGCAATCTTTCTGGCACCAGCATTGTGGGCACATTGACCACTGCTGCACAGACCAACATTACCAGTGTAGGCACACTAACTGGCTTGACAATCAACAATGCAACCATAGCAATCACCAATGGTGCCACAACTGGTACTGGTAATATTGGTTCGTCTACCGTTGCATTTAACACGGTGTTTGCTAAAGCAACATCGGCACAATATGCTGACTTGGCCGAGATGTATGTAAGTGATGCTGAGTACGAACCTGGCACCGTGATGGAGTTTGGCGGCGCACATGAAATAACCATCAGCAATACCCAAAATAGTGACCGTGTAGCCGGCGTGGTTAGTACCAATCCAGCTCACATAATGAATTCGTCACAGCAGGGCGAGCATGTGGTAGCAGTGGCCTTGACCGGAAGAGTACCCACCCGAGTCACTGGTTCTGTGTGGAAAGGTGCCATGATGATTTCCGCTGGAAACGGGCATGCGCAAGCCTGTGCATCACCCACAATTGGTACCGTGATCGGCAAATCCTTGGAAGATTACCAAGGCGAGTCGGGCGTGATCCAAGTGGTAGTGGGTAGACTATAAAATCATTCATGTAATTTTGGTTCTAGGGGTGTTGGTAAATATACTACACCCCTAGTAACTCTCATGACACAACAGATCATCAACACCGGTAACACATCAAATGATGGTACCGGTGAGGCATTACGCAGTGCTTTTATATCAGTAAATGAAAATTTTACCGAATTATACGCTGCCGGCCCGGTAGGGACTAATGTTTCCATAGCAGGAAATGTTATCACGGTCCTGGGGCGAAACAACAATCTAGTACTCAAGGGCAATGGGGTTGGCAATGTACAAGCCAACAGCTCGATTATTCCTTCTATAGATGCAGTCTACGACCTTGGCGCACCGGCTACACGATTTGACACGGTTTATTCTACATACTTTGTAGGCAACGGGTCTTTACTCACAGGCATAACGGTCAGTGGCGGAACTGCTATTGTTAATGGCAACAGCAATGTAAGTGTATCAGCCAACAGCGTAGTTACGATAGGTGTTGCTGGCACCGGAAATGTGGTCACGTTTGGTGATACCAATACCACATTCAACACCAACATCTCAGCAGCGGGCAACATCACCGGCAGCTATTTTATTGGTAATGGCTCACAGCTGACCGGGATTATAGCAACCAATAGTTATGGCAACGCCAATGTTGCTGCTAATCTAGCTGCATTTGGTACCAATCCCATATCCACCACAGGCAACATTGCTGGTAGCTATTTTATCGGTAATGGTGCATTGCTCACTGGTATTGCCAGTGGTAGTACTTCAAATATCGCCAATGGCACAAGTAATGTCACGGTTGCGTCCAGCAGTAATATCACTATTGGTGTTGCAGGTTCTACGGTTGCAACATTTGCCAGTACCGGCGAATATGTAACAGGCCTAGTCAGCGCCACAGGTAATGTCAAGGGCAACTACCTACTGGGCAACGGTAGTCAGTTATCCAATGTGCTGACCGTAAGCCAGTATACCACTGGTAACATATCCAATGTTGTTCCTAATGTACACGGATTGCTGTTTGATACCACCACTGGATTTAGTGTCACTGACATGGGCAACGGCAATGCCCTGATCACACTGGGCAGTTCGTTCAAGACTTGGGAAGTTGCCGGCCAGACCAGTCTAGTTGCAGTAGGTGAAGATACCGTAAAATTTGTTGATGGTAACAACATTGTTATAACCACCAATGCGCTGTCTACTCCGCAGCAAATCAAATTTTCACTCAGCGACAATGTATCAGTCTCGGGCAATATCACTGGTGGCAATGTTCGCACAATCGGATCAGTATCAGCCACAGGTAATGTCTCCGGCAATTATTTTATTGGTAATGGCTCACAGCTGACCGGACTGCCAGCATCTTATGGCAATGCTAATGTGGCTGCTAATCTAGCTGTGTTTGGTACCAATCCAATATCCACTAGTGGTAACATCACTGGTGGTTACATACTGGGCAATGGATCACAGCTTACCGGTATCGCATCTAGTTACGGCAATGCTAATGTTGTTGCTAACTTGGCAGCTCTGGGTACTAATCCGATATCTACCACAGGCAACATCTCGGGTAATTATTTTGTTGGTAACGGATCACAACTTACTGGAGTTATTGCATCCGGCGGTAGTGGCAATACCACAATATTAGGCACCCCTTCAGATAGCAGCCTAACAGGAAACACAGTGGCATATCAAGGATGGACTGCCAATACATATGTGACCGATGGATTAGATGATCTCAACCAGGTGGCTCTCAACATAGCTGGTAATACATTTGTGGGCAACACCTATATCACCTCCAATGTGTATGCTGGTCCTAGTCCACTAAGTGTATCATTGACTGGGCGTTATATTGGTAACCCCAACAGCTACCTATGGCAATTTGGAGACGGAACTGCAAACGTAATCACAGCAAATGCCACACACACATTTAGTAACACATTAGGTGGAACCTATACGGTGACTTATACTGCCTATAACACCACCGGTACCAATGCTGGAAATGCTGCTGCTGGGGCCAAAGGATCAACCAGCACAGCAACTACCACAATAACATTGTATACCCCAACTCCTATTCCAGCATTCACTGCCAATAGGACTAGTTTGGATACTCCTAATGGTGTACAGATAACCAACTCCAGCCAGTACTCCGAAACTTACTCAATCAATTGGGGAGATGGTACTATCGTGATCCCGGCCACCAACTGGACCACAGCCGCACATGTCTATACCAATGCCACAGCCAATACCGATGTGTTGTATGGTGTTAACCTAACTGGCAACAGCGCCAATGCAGGCGCCAGCCCAGTAAGCGTCACGTCGTCAAACACCAATGTCAAGGTATACTCATCGCAGGCCAGCAATGTGTTTGTCACTGCCAATGTGGCCAATGTGATCAATGGTGTGGGAACAATAAGTTTCAGGAATGATTCCACTGGTAATCCGGGTAATACAGCAAGTTTTGGAGCACAGCAGTTATACAATTTTAATTGGGGCGACGGAACCGTTAGCAATGTTAACATAGCAACAGGCATCGCCGGCAATCCAGCAGCAGCCAATGTCACACATGCTTTTGCACTGAGTGCAGCCAATCAATCCGGAAACAAATACGAACAATACACAGCCAACTTATATCTATACACTGGTTACAGCACCAGCCCATTCAAATCTAGCAACATCACCATCACGATTGAACCGCAGACTCGTGCTAATTTTGTTGGTGCCACAGCCAATGTCACTACCGATGCGACTGCTAACGTGGGCAATGCTAGAGTGGGTTACTTGTACACGGACTACAATGGTGCCAACCGATCGACCTTTACGTTCCAAAACACCAGTGAAAACAGCAACATCGCCAATTGGGCCTGGGGAGATAGCACATTCAGCAATGGTGTGTCTAACGTGGGAAATGTTGTACACACTTATACTACCACCGGAGCAAAAACCGTATCACTCACTGCTAACGGAACACCAAATGGCATTACCAGCACCGCACAGAGCAATACATCCAGCGTGACGGGCTATATTTTTATCGCGGCCAATCCCGCTGCACCTACCAATCTCAGCGGATATGCCAATCTAACAATCGCCAATGCAAGTCAATTTACCAATGCTCCTTTGTTAGCAGCAGGAGCAACTGATGCGTCGGGCGGAAACATTCCGGCCAATGGCACATCTGTCACACGTTTTGTGACCAGCACTCCGATCATGACATCAGCTAATGTGGTGTTGGCCAACACAGCAACCACAGGCACATTGACTGCGTATGTGAACAATGCTGCTGCTGGCAATGTAACATTTACCACATCCGGCAACACGGTAGGCACCACTAGCGCATTGGTCATTGCTGCGGATCAAGACTTGCATGTGGCCAATGCCGCTGTACCTAGCTCGTTCTACAAAGTGTTCAGTGCCAACATCAGTTGTGCATTGGGTAATCTAAGCACAGGATACAACAATTACAAACTATCACATACGGTATCGGGCAACACCAATTATGTGGGATTTGTCAAGGACAATCTAAATTCTGTGCCTACTCTAGCTACCGGCAATGTGGTCATGGCAGAAGCCACAGCAGGAACTTACAGATACATTTCTGGAATTCCATACTACAACACCGGCAGTCCGACCATCACGATTGCCAACCTGCAAGTGGCAAATCTTGCTGGACAAACATTTACTAGCACAAACCCATTCATACTGGACAGCGGCACGGTGTCCGAAGGATCAGGCAGCGTGGTAGCAGCCAGTCAGACCAAGTCATTGGCCGGAATTGACAATGCAGCCAACAGCATGTTGACCAGCAGCAATGTCAAAGCCAACATAGGCGTAGGATCAAACTATATCCTAGGCAACTTGACTGCCAACCTTGGCGGTACCAACAACAGCGTGAGTACTTTGCAGGCCAACATACTCAACGTGGTAGGAACCAGTGCAACGGTGCAACTGCCGACCAAAATACAGATGTATGCTGGAGCCAACTCCGGAGTAAACGAACAATCAATCACTGCATCTACCACTGGCAACACTCAAGCTGCTGTGCGTGTGGTCATGAGTTCAGCTGGCAATACTCCGGTATTCGCCAACACCATAAATTACTACACATCAAATGTGTGGAGTGGCGCACAAACTATTGCTAACACTCCTGAGGCTGTGGTACGATACGGAAATCTTACAAATTACATTGTAAATCTTTCAACGGGCTATCTGCCAGTTGGTCCCAATCTAGCTGTGGGAGGAAATCGAACTTCTACTCAATATTTTACCTTTGCGTTTGCTAGACCCAGCCTTGCTAATTTTGACATCAGACTAACATCCACCACTGGCATTGCCGGGCTGTGGATCGCAGCACCCAACACTACGATTGACCGCAGTGGGTATTCATCTCCGGTTCCGGGATTTCCGGGACCAACCAGCACCATCAACGGCTGGCTGGAAGGGTTTGTTCAGTACAGCGGTTCTGGAGTTCCGGGCGCCAGCAACACCGGAGGCAACGGCAGCAACGGCTGTGCTTTAACAGGGGCTGATGTTATACCACTAAATACCTCAATTGCCAATGTGTCTTACACAATGACTCTGGGATCACAAAATGCGGCCAATAGTTTTGGAAACAACATTTTGGTAAGAATTGCCTTAGCAAGTGGGCAAACTATCACTGCTTTATCAATAGGAACGGCGACTTAATATGTCAGATGCACAAAAATTAGATTATCTGTGGAAAAAAGTAGGTTATGGTGTAGCCAAAACTGCTGATTCCGCCAGCAAAGAAGCTTTCAACGAAAGCATTGCTAGTCCATTACTCTATCGTGGAGATTTGATTTGGACCCAAAGTGGAGATATTCCCAACACTCCTCCGGCTAACACCACTGCGTTGATCCAGGTGTACAAAGATGGCGGAGGTGCAGGATATAGTGCCACCGTGGAATGTACAGAAGATTTAACTGCTCCAGACAATCAAACCTGGTTAACTGGCCTGGCCAACTGGGTTCCTACCCAGTTTGGTGACAACTACTTGGTGCAAGTGTATGTGGCAGCATCTGGTGTGAGCAATCCACAGACCGTGGGCACAAAATTGTTTGCTGCTGGCTCGGGCAATGATGACACATGGTTCTTTGACTATCAAGCAGGCTTGTTGAACTTCAATGGTGCAAATATTCCAAGCCAGATTGCAACTGGGGTCACTGGCAAAAGTATCTACATTGTTGGCTACAGATATGTGGGTACCTACGGAGTAGATCCCACATACATCAGCGACGGTACATCAAATGTACAGGTAGTAAGCACTGACGGTAATGTTACTATAAGTGTGGATGGAACCAGTAATGTCGCTGTATTTTCTACTGGCGGCGCACAAGTTACCGGAAATATCTCCGCTACAGGCAACGTGGCAGGAAATTATTTTGTAGGTAATGGTGCGGCGCTGACCGGCATTGTGACTAGTGCAAGCGGCAATGTTGTTGGAAACTTGACCGTGACTGGAACTGCTAGCGTAGCAGGAAATGTCACAAGTGGTACTAACTTTGTAGGCAATGGTGCTGCATTGCTCAGCACAATGACAGATCGTGGCAATGATCAGAATAACTGGAACACTCTAATACAGATGGGTGTTTACACAGTCAACAGAACCAGCTGGTCGGGAACGGTAGGAACACCATTAGATAGTCAGGTATTTACAGGGCTGCTCGAAGTAAAAAACAGCACAGATACGTCAATTGAACAGATATTTTATCCAGGCACTGTGGAAAGTGGCGATATAAAAATACAATGGAATCGCGCAAACTGGAATGCAACTTGGACTGATTGGATTAGAATCGTAAATAACGACCAGATTGTTATAGGTGGAACATACTAAATAAGTCTGAATAGGAAGTTATTGACATGTCAGCACCAAATACAAATACAATTTTAATCAAACGCTCGGGGACTGCTAACTCGGTGCCGTCCGCACTTTCGCTAGGCGAATTGGCTATCAACTATGCTGATGGTAATTTGTTCTACAAAGACGGCACTAGCACTATCAGAGTCTTGGCCAGCAATCAATTTGTCAGTGTAACCGGTAATGTCACAGCCGGCAATGTCAATGCAGTAGGCCTAAGCCTCAGTGGCAATGTGATATCGCCACTGAATGTAACAGGCAATCTCACAAGCGGTAACATACTGACCCCAGGATTGTTGTCAGTAACAGGCAATATCACTGGTGGTAATTTAATATCATCATCGCTGACATCTACCCGTATTCCGTATGTGGGTACCAGCAGTCAACTAACAGACAGCACTAATTTAACCTGGAGTAATTCCACCCAGGTCATGTCGATTGGCGCAGGCGGCACAGAAATTGGCGGAAATACCGGTGTAGGATATGTAAAAGCCGCGACCGTAAGTGCAACCGGTAATGTTATTGGTGGTAACATTACCACAGCAGGATTGGTAACAGCAGTTGGAAATATTACTACCAGTAATTATTTCTTAGGTAATGGTGCTCTGCTAACTGGTGTTATTACCAGTGTGGCCAATATCAACAACGGCACCAGTAATGTAACCGTTGTGAGTTCAGGTGGCAACGTCACAGTCGGCATAGCCGGAACATCAAATGTAGCTGTGTTCTACAGTGGCGGGTTAAACATTACTGGAGCAATCAGCGCTAATGGTAATATAACCAGCGGTGGAACTATCAACACCACAAGTTTAAGTCTAAGCGGAAATATCACGTCAGACTTGAATGTGACTCCAAATATTGCCGGTGGCAATATCACAACTCCAGGATTAATCAGCGCCACTGGCAACATCACAGGTGGCAACGTAAGCGGTACTAGAATACTAGCAACAAATTTTGCGGGTACCACACTAAGTGTTTCCGGTAATGTGACCGGTGGTAACATTCTATTTGGTGCTGGGGTTGTATCCGGTACCGGTAATATCGCCGGTGGCAACCTAACAACCGGTGGACAAGTCAGTGCAACTGGTAATATAACCAGCGGTGGAACTTTATCTACCGTAGATCTAAGTGTTGGTGGTAATGTCCTTACATCGTTGGTACCAGCAGCCAACGTAACTCAAGACCTGGGTAGCGCCACACAGCGATGGAGAGACCTGTATCTATCAGGCAGTTCATTAAATCTAGGCGCACAAACAATCAGCGCCAATGCAACAACGGTCAACATTGGAACTGGTAACTTAGCCGGTGCTAACATCACTACTCCGGGACAAGTTTCAGCAGCTGGTAACATCACCGGCGCTAACATAGCAACATCAGGCAACATTAGTGCAACAGGTAACCTGTTTGCAGGCAATGTATTAGGCGGAGCCAATGTTAATGCAACCACATTCACCGGCACAACAGTTAGTGTAACAGGTAACATAAGTGGTGGCAACCTAAGTGGTACCAATATTGTTGGTACTTTAACAACTGCATCACAAACAAACATCACCAGTGTTGGTACACTAGGCAGCTTGTCGGTCTCGGGTAATACCACCAGCGGTAACTTACTAACTGGCGGCTTGATTTCAGCTGGTGGAGACATCACTGCCGGCGGATATGTATTTGGTGCCAACGCAAATATCACTGGCAACCTTGACGCTGGCAATCTAAGTGGTACCAGAATACTAGCAACAAATTTTGCAGGTACTACACTAAGCGTATCTGGCAACATCACAGGTGGTAATATATCAGGCGGAGCCAATATTAATGCTACCAGCTTGACTGGTACCGTTGTTAGCGTTTCGGGTACCATCACCGGTGGCAACGTACAAACAGGTGGTGTTGTAAGTGCAACAGGTAACATCACCGGTGGTAATTTAACCACAACCGGTAATGTCACTGGCGGTAATGTATTGTTTGGTACAGGTAATGTGTCGGGCACAGGCAATATCGCTGCTGGTTACTTTATTGGTAATGGTAGTCAGCTAACTGGTGTAATAGCCACGTCGGCATCTGCACTGGTTAATGGTACTACCAATATAACCACTGCACCAAGTGGCAATGCCAATGTTACCATTGCCGGCACCAGCAATGTGATTGTTTGGACTACCACTGGCGAGTATGTGACCGGTAACGTAAGTGCCAGTGGCAATGTAACCGGTGGCAATTTGATATCTGGATCACTGACTTCAACTCGTGTTCCGTATGTGGGCGCAGCAAGTCAACTGACAGATAGTACTAATTTAACCTGGGACAACCCAAATCAAGTATTGAAAATTGGCGCAGGTGGCACAGAAATTGGTGGCGATGCTGGGTTTGGATATCTAAACACCAAAACTATAAGTGCCAGCGGCAATGTAACCGGTGGTAATGTTGTCACGGCCGGTGCTGTATCCGCTGGTTCGTTGAGCCTAAGCGGCAATGTCACATCCGCACTCAACGCAACATCAAGTATCGCTGCCGGTACCACAATCAGCGCAGTGGGCAACATCACCGGCGGCAACTTAAATGCTGCTGGATTGAGTTTGACCGGCAATGTGGTATCTAATTTCAGAGCCAGTGCATCAATCGAAGCAGGCACCACAATAAGTGCAGTAGGCAACATCACTGGTGGCAACTTGAATGCTGCCGGATTAAGCCTAAGCGGCAACATAGTATCTGCAGTCAGTGCTACTTCCAGCATCACTGCTGGCACCACAATAAGTGCTACCGGTAACATCACCGGCGGTAACATTATCACAGGCGCTGCACTCAGCGCAGGATCAGTCAGCTCAGTTGGCAACGTCACTGGCGGCAATTTAATCACATCCGCTGCGATATCTGCAGGATCGGTCAGTGCCAGTGGCAACGTCAATGGTGGTAACATCACCACACTTGGTGTCATATCTACTGCCAGCATAGTATCAACAGGCAACATTGACGGTACCAATCTAAACGGTAGCGGGTTGAGTCTAAGTGGCAATGTCATCAGTGCATTGAATGTGACTGGTGCCATAGCAGACGCCAATGTTTCAACTCCAGGATTTGTCAGCGCCACAGGCAACATCACAGCTGGTAACGTCAATGGCGGCGCCAATGTCAATGCCACATTGTTGTCAGGTACCACAGTCAGTGTAACCGGCAATGTCACTGGTGGCAATGTCAATACCAATACCATAGTTGGTACTGCAACCACTATCCGATCAACAGGCGATCTGAATCTAAGTGCAACTGGCAACATTGTAGTTGGCACATACATCAATGGATTGACAAATCCTGTACAAGATCAGGATGCTGCTACCAAATCTTATGTGGATTCAGTAGCACAAGGTCTTGACATCAAGGCATCAGTATCGTATGCCACTGCCGCAACACTAAATGCCTATACCTACAACAATGGCACATCGGGAGTTGGTGCCACAATCACTGCCAACAGCAATGGCATATTGAGCATTGATGGATCAACACCGGTGAATGGCGAACGTGTTTTGGTCAAGAATGAAGCCGGGGCCAACGCACCGTACAACGGTATCTATGTGGTAACTGCTGTGGGAACTATCAGTACACCGTTTGTGCTAACTCGTGCCACCGATTTTAACCAACCTGCAGAAATACCCGGCGCGTTTACATTTGTTGAAGCCGGCTCTGTCAATGCTGATTCTGGATATGTATGTACTACCAATTCTCCAGTGACGGTTGGTACTACTGATATTGTATTCACACAGTTCTCTGGTAGTGGTTCATACACAGCCAACACCTCAGCTGGTTTGGTATTGGTTGGTACACAATTCAATGCCAAAGTTGATGATATAACAACTGCATTTGATGTCAGTGGCAATATTGTTGTCAAGGCCAGTGCTGCACTGACCACACCAAATATTGGTGCTGCAACTGGTACCAGTTTGAGTGTGACAGGCAATGTTACCAGTGGTAACATCAACACTGGCGCAATAAGTTTAACTGGTAATGTTATCACTGGGTTGAATGTCACAGGCTCAATTGCTGGTGGTAATGTCAACACACCCGGACTGATCAGCGCCACTGGCAACATCACTGGCGCTAATGTATTCACAGGCGGCGTGGTCAGTGCAACTGGCAACGTCAACGGCGGTAATATAATTTCTGCTGCTGCTATTTCTGCAGTTTCGCTGAGCCTGAGTGGTAATATTACGTCAGCACTGAACGTGACTTCAAGCATCACTGCTGGTACCACAATCAGTGCTGTGGGCAACATAACTGGTGCCAATGTCAATACCACAAACATCAGTCTAACTGGCAATATTGTATCAGCAGTCAATGCCAGTTCAAGCATCACTGCTGGTACCACAATATCTGCCATTGGTAATATCACAGGTGGTAACATCACAACCGCAGGCCTGATATCAGCCACAGGCAATGTCGATGGCGGAAATATCAACGCCACAACTGGATCTTACGTCGCCGGCGTGTCTGTTTTAACCGTAAATGCAACTATTGATGGTGGTACCTACTAATCATAAGTAGTAGGTAATGACCAATACAGTACTAATCAAGCGCTCAAGTACGGCAAATTCAGTCCCTGTTGCGGGAAATCTTCAAACGGGCGAATTGGCCATCAACTATACTGACGGCAATTTATTCTACAAAGACAACAACAACGGCGTCCAGTTACTGACCAGCAACAAATTTGTCAGTGTAACTGGCAATATCACTGGGGCCAACCTAAATGCCACTGGGCTAAGCCTGAGCGGTAATGTTGTATCCAATGTTAATGTAACTTCAAATATTGCCGGTGGCAATATCAAAACTCCCGGATTGATCAGTGCCGCGGGCAACATCACGGGCAATTATTTTATTGGTAATGGATCTCAGTTGACTGGCATTACAACATCCGCCGGCTCTGCTATCACAAATGGCACAAGTGACGTTACTGTAAGTGCCAATAGCAATATCACAGCCAATGTGTCCGGGACCACGATAGCCACATTTGCTAGCACAGGCGAATATGTAACTGGTATAATCAGTGCCACGGGCAATGTCACAGGCAACTTCTTTATCGGTAATGGCTCGTTACTGACCGGAATTTCTTCATCAAGTTATGGCAATGCCAATGTTGCTGCCAACTTGGCTGTGTTCGGAACAAACCCAATATCTACTAGTGGTAACATCACAGGCAATTACTTCATTGGCGACGGATCACAGCTGACCGGAATTGTATCCAGCTATGGCAATGCCAATGTTGCTGCCAACTTGGCAGCATTTGGAACAAACCCAATATCCACCACAGGCAACATCACAGGTGGTTACATACTGGGCAATGGATCACAGCTGACCGGAATTGTATCCAGCTATGGCAATGCCAATGTTGCTGCCAACTTGGCTGTGTTCGGAACAAACCCAATATCTACTAGTGGCAACATCACAGCAGGCAACATCTTAGGCGGTTCAAACGTCAATGCAACCACACACACAGGTACCACGGTCTCAGTGACAGGTAATATCACGGGTGGCAATGTCAACGCCGCAGGATTGAGTTTAAGTGGCAATGTAGTAAGTGCATTGAATTTGACCGCCAACGTCACTACCACTGCCAACATTTCCGGCAGTTACATATTAGGCAACGGAAGCCAACTGACTGGTCTTCCGGTGACTTATGCTAATGCCAACGTGGCGGCTAACTTGGCAGCATTTGGAACCAACCCAATATCAACCGGCGGTAATATCACTGGTGGTAATTTTTATGTGCCAACAACAAACACCGGCTTGATTGGTGGAGTCATAGGCTTAACATATGCTGGATATTTTAATGGTACCAATCAATACCTAACCGTACCAAACGCTACCGTGTTGGCCGGCGCAGGTAATTTAACAATCGAATTTTGGGCATATCCGATGAATAGTTCAGGACGCTGTTTTATCGGTGGCACTGACTGGGAATTATACATGAGTGGCTGGGAAGTACGATTTGTACAACAAAACTCATATGGATTTAACAGTGGATTAAATGTTACTCCGGACACATGGAATCATGTGGTGTTATCTCGTGATTCGTTTGTATCTGGAACTTCTGGCAATTGGAGAATATTTGTAAATGGTGTGATGTATACCACGGCCAGCAATGGTGGATCACCTCTGAGTTCACCGTCGTATCTGGGCATAGGTATAAGTGTAGATAATGGCGGCACAAGAAATCCATTTGAGGGTTATCTGTCTAATTTCCGCATTGTGAACGGGGTAGGAGTTTACACATCTGCATTTACTCCCAGCACCACACCGCTAACACCAAATCAATTGGCCAATGTAAATGGTTCTCCTAGCGCAGCACTCACTGCTGGACAAACAAAATTATTAACCTTACAAAATAGTACCATTATAGACAACTCGTCGCAGGCACTGACAATCACAAATTACAATACCGTGGTGACTTCAACATCATCGGTTCTTGTTACTAGTGCCCAAGGAACGTTGATATATGATGGTAGTACCTGGCAATCGACTTCTATAATGGTAACTGGTACATTGTCGGCCACAGGCAATGTAACCGGCAACTATTTTATTGGTAACGGCTCGCAACTCACAGGCATTGCAGCTAGTTATGGCAATGCCAATGTGGCAGCCAACTTGGCGGCATTTGGAACCAATCCTGTATCTACCACGGGTAATATCACTGCTGGCAACATCCTGGGCGGAGCCAACGTAAATGCTACCACTCACACAGGTACCACTGTTTCGGTAAGTGCTAATGTTACCGGCGGTAATATATTGACAGGTGGTATTGTATCAGCTACAGGTAATGTAACCGGCAACTTCTTCATTGGTAACGGCTCGCAACTGACTGGACTTGCTGCAACTTACGGCAACGCCAATGTGGCAGCCAACTTGGCAGCATTTGGAACAAATCCCATATCGACTAGTGGCAACATCACAGCAGGTAATTTGCTAACCAACGGAGTGATCAGTGCTACTGGCAATATCACTGCTAACAACGCAATATTCACTGGCAATTTGAGTGTGGCAGGTAATGTAACCTACATTAGCAGTAACGTGGTCACTATCAACGATGTGGCAATCAATTTAGGAAACAATGCCTCCAACATAACTCAAGTGAACAATGGTGGCATTGAGCTAGGTCCTCAAGGCAGCCCATATGTCACATTCCTTTACAACAGTTCAGCAAATACGTTTACGTCAAATGTTGGATTAAGTGCAGTAGCTAATATAACAGGTGGTAATGTATTGACAGGTGGTATTGTATCGGCTACTGGTAACATCACCGGCGGTAATATCTTGGGTGGTGCTAATGTGAATGCTACCACACATACAGGTACCACTGTGAGTGTGAGTGCAAACGTAACTGGTGGTAATGTATTGACAGGTGGAATAGTAAGTGCAACCGGTAACATCACTGGTGGTAACCTAAGTGGTACCAGCATAGTGGGCACATTGACCACAGCAGCACAAACCAATATCACCTCAGTAGGTACGCTGGGTAGTTTGGCAGTGACTGGCAATGCCACAGGTGGAAATGTATTGACAGGTGGCATAGTGTCTGCAACCGGCAATGTTACAGGCAACTTCTTCATCGGCAATGGATCACAGCTGACTGGGCTTCCAGCAACTTACGGCAACGCAAATGTTGCGGCTAACTTGGCAGCATTTGGAACCAACCCAATATCTACTACAGGTAACATCACTGGCAATTACTTCATTGGTAACGGATCACAACTGACCGGTATCGCTCCAAGCTATGGCAATGCTAATGTTGCTGCCAATTTAGCCGTGTTTGGTACCAACCCAATATCCACCAGTGGCAACATCACAGGTGGCAACATAATCACGCCTGCGGCAATATCAGCAGTTTCGGTCAGCGCCAGCGGCAACGTCACAGGTGGTAATGTCAATACCAACACCGTAGTTGGCACAGCTACTACAATAAAATCAATTGGTGACCTGACTCTAAGCACAACCGGTAATATTGTAGTTGGCACCTACATCAATGGATTGTCAACGCCGGTTCAAGATCAAGACGCAGCAACCAAAGCATATGTTGATTTAGTGGCACAAGGTTTGCACATACACGATTCGGCCAACTTGGCATCCACTGCAGATTTGGCCACATACACCGGTGCTACCGTTACCTACAACAACGGTTCGAGTGGGGTAGGAGCCACATTGAGTCTTGTGGGCAACACACTGACCACACTGGACGGCACGGCCATTCCAGCACCTGCCAGCACTAGGCTGTTGATTAAAAATCAGGGCAATGCTGTACAAAATGGCATGTATAATTATACCAGCAGCAGTTTATTGACTAGAAGCACGGATTTTGATACTTCGGCTGAAGCTGCTGGTGGCGACTTTTTGTTTGTGACTTCGGGTGCCACACTAGCAGACACCGGTTGGGTGCAAACCACAGACAACCCTACCTTGGGCACCAGTCCAATTGTGTTTACCCAGTTCTCGGGCGCTGGTACATTTTCTGCCAACACCTCAGCCGGTCTAGTACTAAACGGAACCGTGTTCAGTGCAAAAACTGACAACATCAGTACTGCATTTGACGGCACTGGCAATATTGTTGTCAAAGCCAGCGCACAACTGACCACACCCAATATCGGTGCTGCAACCGGAACAAGTCTTAGTGTGACCGGCAACATCACAGGTGGCAACGTGCTAGGTGGTGCCAACGTGAATGCTACAACGCTAACAGGTACAACCGTTAGTGTGACAGGTAATATCACAGGCGGCAACATCTTGGGCGGTGCCAATGTTAACGCCACAACTCTAACCGGTGCTACGGTCTCTATAACAGGTAATATTATCACTGGTGGCGGCATAGTGTCACGCTCGGTGTCAATCGCAGATGGCACATCAGTCACCATCAATGCTGACACCACAGATCTTGCCACACAAACAAACACTCAGGTGGCAGGCATATTGACAATCAATGCTCCAACCGGCACTTTGACAAACGGACAAAAAATCATGTTTAGATTGCAATCATCAAATGTGCAGACTTTTTCTTGGAATGCAGTGTTTGCCGGTTCAACAGATCTAAGTTTGCCTACTGCATCCAGTGGTAGCAGTAAATATGATTATGTAGGATTTATATACAACACCACTGCTACAAAATGGCAAATATTGGCCAAGAACTTTGGATTCTAATGGCATTGATAAAATAGGTAGCTCAAGGATAAAGTATGGCAGTAACATTCGTCGCTTCTAGTGCTGTAGCTACAGGAGACAATCCCACTGTTGCAGTTCCTGCAGGTTATGCTGAAAAAGACTTATTAATAATCGTTACTACTGGTACGGCTACGCCCGCAACACCTTCTGGTTGGACAGCAAGGTCGGTACAAGGTTCTAATGGATTTTTAACTATTCTAACTAAATTTGCTACTAGTTCAGAATCGTCTGTAACATTATCTTTACTCGGCACCACAACTAGTGCAGTCATGCTAGCCTATCGAGGGGCGGCCGCAATTGATACTATTAGTGGTATCACTAATACAGCAAGCGGCACTAGTTTAGCACCTGGACAGACTGGAAATACTTCAACTAATGATTGTGAAATTAGTGTTTGGGTCGCTGATAATGTAGCCGGTACTTGGGGCGCGGCTCCCTCGCCTACAACAAGTAGAGTCACTTCAAACCCCACTACTGCGGTCAACGGTATATTTGTTGTTGATGAGACACAAGCCGCATCAGGTAATAGTACTGCTAGAACAGCAACTATTACTAATTTACATAATATTTCTGCTCTTGCTATCGCAGTCATACCAAGCGGTCGTTATTGGGTAGGTGGAACAGGAACATGGAATACCGGTACTACAACTAATTGGTCACAAACCTCAGGTGGAGTAGGTGGTGCAAAAGTCCCAACAGCAAACGACCCTGTATTTTTTGACCAAGCAGGTACTTATACTGTCACTATGACAGGTGCATTGACCTGTTATAATTTAACTGTAAGTGCCGGTACGGTTACATTCGCAACTGGTACTACACCTACTCTTGCTGTGTCCGGTTCTATGTCATTGATAGCAGGTACTGTATGGAATAGCACTGGCACAACTACATTCAATTCTACTAGAACCGCCGGTGAAACGATAACAACAAACGGCACTGCATTAAATGGTAGTGTTACATTCAATGGAGTAGGCGGTGCATGGAGTTTGACTAGCGCATTAACAACTGGTGCAACACAGACTACTACATTAACTAACGGTGCATTATCTCTTAATGGATATGATTTAACTACTGGTATATTCAGTTCAACTAATGCTAATACTCGTTCAATTGCGTTTGGTGCAAACTATATTATACTAGCACATACTACCGCTGCACAAACTGTATTAAGTATGGCAACTGCTACTGGATTTACTTATACAAGCAGTGGAACATTTGGATCAGGAACAGGTTGCTTCCAGGCCACAATGAGTACCACAAGAACATTTACTTTTGGTACAGCCAGCGCCTCAGGTACAGCAGCTAATGCTCCAATACTTTATCTGGTCAGCGGTGCCTCTGTCCCAACAATAACCAGCGGCAGTTGGTTTAGAGAAATAGATTTTGGAACCACAGCATTTACCATCGCAGCAACCAATCTTAATTTAAGCTCGTTGAAATCTAATTTGAGTACCAGTGTTCTTACAGCTTTAACAGCCACCATGGTGGGGACCGGATCAATCCGTACAAACACATCCATTGGTCCCTTGGTTATCAACACCTCTGCTATCACAACCACCTTGGCAGGTACCACATTATGTACCACAGCCGCATTGACCCTGGGCACACTGGATCTTGCAGGCAACACACTCACTTGCTCAAGCACATTTACCTACAACGGCGGAAGTTTACTCACTGCCAGTGGTGTTCTCAATTGCACAACATTCACGATCAATGGTCCAGCATTTAACTTCACAACTGGAACAATAACTCCCAGCACCAGTTTTGTATTAACATCAGGGTCATTCACACTCAATGGTGGTACACTATCGCCGGTTCCAACATTTACACATACAGCAGGTACGGTAACATTTAATAGTAGTTATTCTTTAACAGTTACTGGCACTTATACATTAACTGCCGGAGTATTGACATTAGCAGATGGGGTCACATTAACTACAGGTATATTCAGTTCTAATAATTCAAATACTCGCTCAATTGCATTTGGTAGTGCAAGTGCAGGAAACATCAATCTCACGCATACCACAGCAGCCACAGTGGTTCTTGCCATGACCACAGTCACTGGGTTCTCGTACACAGGTCCGGGTGGATTCACAGTTGCGGACATGGCCAACACCCGAACATTAACATTCGGAACCACAGGCGGATCGACCGCAAACGCTGTAAACGTGACATTTACTACAGGTGCTAGTGTAGCAACATTGACCACCGGTGGTTGGTATAAAAATTTAACTTTTGGTACAACCAGTTTCAATCCAGGAACGACCTCATTAAATATAGTTAATAGTGTGACATTGTCGGCAACAGGGGCCTACCTTACACTGACTCTAGTACCGCAGGCCAATGTTACATACACTTTTAACAGCGCGTCATTTGGCCCATTAACAATCAATACCACTTTTACGGTCACCATGGGAAGTGCAGCAAATTGCACAACATTTGCCATGACCGCTGGTACATTGGATTTTGCGACGTACAATCTGACCTGTTCGGCTGCTGTGACATACACTGGCGGTACATTTTCAAATTTTGGAACATTGGCCTGTACCACATTCACAATCAATGGCCCAAGTTTTAGCTTCTCAAGCGGCACAATAAATCCTAGTACCAGTTTTGTGCTGACCACTGGATCATTCACATATGGCGGCACAGCCACACTAGGTGCAGTACCTACATTCACTCATACTGCAGGTACTGCAACATTTAACAAAAACTATGCATTAACAGTAACTGGAACATACACGTTGACTGCCGGCACATTGACATTGGCCGATGGTGTTGTGTTAACCACTGGAATATTCAGTTCAACAGGAGCAGGTGTACGCTCAATTGGATTTGGTAGCACAACTGCAGGAAATATAAATCTCACCCATACCACTGCTGCAACCACGGTTCTGAGTATGGCCACAGCCACTGGGTTCACTCTCACTGGCGCAGGTGGATTTATTGCTGCCGCCATGAGCAATACAAGAACATTCAACTTTGGTGCAACCGCCGGCGGTTCGGTGACTAACGCACCTAGTTTGACATTTACCACAGGGGCTAGCGTGGCCACATTGACCACGGCCAGTTGGTTTGATAATCTAAATTTTGGTACCACTGCATTCAATCCAGGAACCACTGCATTGAACATTGCCGGTGACTTGACATTGTCTGCAACTGGTACATATACTACCATGACTCCAACCATGTTGGGCACAGGTACTATTACTAGTAATAATAATACTACATTAGTATCATTAATAATCAACAGCACTTCAGGGACCACCACATTAGCAGCACCGCTGTCCTTGGCTGCCACTAGTACTACCACATTGACCAGTGGCACACTGGCTCTGAATAGTTATAATTTGACCACTGGCATTTTTAGTTCTAGCAATACCAACACACGGTCTATTGCGTTTGGTGGATCAACTCCTGGAACTTCTGCGTCATTTAACGGCAGCACTCAATATGCCAGCTATGCTATAAACAGCAACATACAGGTGACCGCCAATCAACCTTTCACAGTGGAGTTTTGGCTATACACTCCCACTCAAGTACAGACCGCTCCTGCTGTTTTTGGCACCAGTAACGACGGAGGCCAGACTGGAGACATGGCATTTTTTGTAGGGCATTCTGGTCTTGGTATAACCAATCAATATGGATTTTATTTGGCTGGGTTAACAGGTGGAGTGGGCGGAGCCGGAACTACCTCAAACCTATTGGCCAGCACAGGTAATTACATTAAAAATGCCTGGACACACATAGCCTTGGTGAGAGTGGGTACTGATGCATTGTACATGTATATCAATGGGGTGCTTAATGCCACGGCCACATACAGCGGTGCTATCAACTTTCCTACCAACACATTATGGGTAGGAACATCGGGCAATAGTTTTCCTGGATCGCACTACACTGGGTACATTTCTAATTTCCGTTGGGTAACTGGTGTGGCAGTTTACACAGGAAACTTTGCAGTTCCTACAGCACCATTGACTGCGACTCAAAGTTCGGGTACCAATATATCTGCTATCACAGGTACTCAGACCAGCATATTGTTGAATACCGTGACCGGGGCTAATATATTGGCAGATAGTTCGACCAACAACTACACACCTACCAATAACGGTAGCATAACTGGGGTATCTTTAAATCCTTTTACCGGTCTTATCAATCTTGCACATACCACAGCAGCACAAACTGTATTGAGCATGGCCACTGCTAGTAGTTTTACGTATACAGGTACAGGTGGATTTGCCGCAGATGCAACAGTCACTAGAACTTATACGTTTGGTACATTAGCTATAACAGGTGCCCAATACCCCAACTTGTCACTCACGGGTAGTGGTACAGCAGTACAAACATTCACCACTGCCAGCTTTTTTACAAATTTAAGTTTTGGTACCACTGCATTCAACCCAGGAACCACAGCACTAAACATATACGGTAGTTTGACATTATCAAGTGGTGGCACATTCACGACCCTAACACCAACTCTATTGGGTACAGGTACTCTTACCAGTAATAGCAATACCACACTGGCGGCATTAACAATCAACGCCTCAGCAGGAACTATCACATTGGGTGCTGCATTCGCTTTGGCTGCCACTGGCACAACCACATTAACAGCCGGTACTCTTGATCTTGGCGGGTTTGACTTGACCACTGGTATCTTTAGTTCTTCCGGTGCAACAACTCGGTCAATTGTGTTTGGCACAAACAACATTGTGCTGGCTCATACCACAGCAGCACAAACTGTATTGAGCATGGCCACTGTCGTTGGATTCACTTTTACAGGTACAGGTGGATTCACTGCAACTGCGGCAGTCACTAGAACTTATTCGGTTGGCACTGCATCCGGCGGGTCATTGACCACAGCACCTAACTTGACATTGACTGGTAGTGGCACAGCAGTACAAACATTCACCAGTGCCAGTTGGTTTAAAAATTTAAGTTTTGGAACCACAGCATTCAACCCAGGAAGCACAGCACTAAACATAGCGGGCGGTTTGACATTATCAAGTGGTGGTTCTTTTGCAGTTCTAACACCAACTCTATTGGGTACAGGTACTCTTACCAGTAATAGCAATACCACACTGACGGCATTAACAGTTAATACCACCGGAACTATCACATTGGGTGCTGCATTTGCAATGTCCGCCGTTAGTACGTTTACATTAACAGCCGGTACTCTTGATCTTGGCGGGTTTGACTTGACCACTGGTATTTTTAGTTCTGACAACACCAACACACGATCCGTTGCGTTCGGCACAAACAACATTGTGCTGGCTCATACCACAGCAGCAACCACGGTGTTGAACATGGCCATCGCCACGGCGTTCACCTACACAGGAACAGGCGGATTTGCCGCAGATGCAACAGTCACCAGGACCTATGTTTTTGGAACTACAGGTGGATCTGCGACCATATCACCCAATCTAACACTGACCGGTACCGGCACAGCCATTGCTACAATAACCACAGCCAGCTGGTTCAACACCTTGGATTTTGGATCAACAGCGTTTACTATCGCAGCGACTGCATTGAACTTGAACGGACTAACATTGTCCACCGGTGGTACATTTACCAACTTAACTCCGACCATGGTAGGCACAGGTACCATTACCACCAACGGCAAAACACTACCCACACTGATCGTCAACACCACAGGTACCGCAACCTTGGCTGGCGCACTCACTTTGAGTGGTGCTCTCACACTCACACAAGGAACACTGGCTTGTTTGACCTATGCAGTATCCAGTGCCACGTTTGCAAGTACCGGTACGCTGACCAGATCCATGACCGGATCGGGCACATACACCATAACCGGAGCAGGCGCTACTGCATTTTCTAATGCATCTGCTACTGGTATAACAATAGTTGGATTGATTATCAGTATGACAGCGGCCACAGCAAAAACATTTGCTGGCGGAGGAGGCTCATACTCAACGCTGAATCAAGGTGGTGCCGGTGCGTTGACCATATCGGGCGATAATTCGTTGAGTGATCTAACAGCAACCACAAGACCCAGCACGATTACTTTCACAGCAAGTTCTACTCAGACATTCGCTGATTTTACTTTGAGTGGTGTGCTGGGCAGTTTGGTAACAATCAACAGCAGTGCCCCAGGAACTCAAACTACTTTGAGCAAAGCATCGGGTACAGTAAGTGTTGGTTATTTGAGTATCCGAGATTCTATTGCCACCGGCGGCGCAGGATGGTATGCAGGCACAACATCAACCAACGTCAGCAACAATCTTGGTTGGATATTTACTGCACCGGGCAGTGTTTATCTTGGAAACTTTTTTGCGTTCTTCTAAGATTCAACTGCGGCGAAACGCATTTTCAATTGATTCAAGTTTGGTCTGTATGCCTTCGAGATTTACCGTAGACCACAATCCCGGATGCATGGGTCTGGGCCAGGTACCTTGATCGATCCAAGCATAGCCCAGATGCTCGTCGTTGAGAATGGGAATGAATTCATCATCAACCACACACACCCAGGTGTGATATTCAAACATACCATCTGCTGATGTGAATTTCTCTAATGGAACAAGCCGTGTGTAATCGGGAAAGCTGCCCAGCTCTTCCACACATTCGCGTTCCATGCCGCCCAGTAATGTTTCTCCGGTTTCTATCTTGCCACCTGGCAGTCCCCAGGACCCAGGATGTTTCACATCATTGCGCAGCAGGTACAGATATCTTCCGGTGCTTTGGCTGAGAAACCAAACTCCCACTGCCTTCAAAGTACCAGACTCCAGTTTCCGCCTGGGTAAATTCCTTGATAGCTTTTGATCCATTGAGTTCCGTCCCATTTGTATTGTATGCCAGTGGTGATGTTGGTAACAAATTGAATATCTGTGTCACCTTCAGCATTGAATACCACATGCCAGTAGTTATTGCTATATTCAATGATGTCATTGGCTTTGGCGATCAAAGCTCGATTGTTTGCACCCAACCATGCTTCTGCAGGGTATGTATTTCCGGTAGCACCGGTGGCTTCAGTCAATAGATATCTCACACCTTCTAAATTGGAATCTGCTGGATTGGGTCCATAGGTCAATGGGTTCACAATGGCATCTATAGGGTCCAAGGTGTTTTGCGGTGCAGTGTCTTGATCAACGTCAAACAACAAAAATCGATCATCATTGGGATCTAAAACTATGGTTCCGACCACTTCACTTTCGTCCTCTTGGCGCAGTCTTATCTGGCTGATTCCCGGACGTAGCACACCATATACTCCAATCACTGCTGGCCATAACAGATTGCTGTCGGCCACTATCTCAGTAGGAGTTATGGAATCGTTAGGCGGTTCTTCGGCCAGCTCTTGTTGCTGTAAGCATTGCAGTTTGTTGTTGATCAACACCACTGCCCAATTGTAAGGAGTGATCACTTGTCTAGTGCCCAACAGCAAGTCGTTGTTGATTAGAGCATTATTCAAATCACCTTGTGCGTCGTACATGCTGGCAATCACACGCTCGACCACACCCAGTTTCTTGACCTTGGCCGGCGATGAAATCCAGATAGGCAATCCAAATTTCAGTGTAGCAATGTCAATGGGATTTTCTGCACCTTGTGGGATAACTCGTGATGTCCATACACAATCATCCAGTTCTACCACACTGAGACTGGTCCAATCGAGATAGTTGTCAGTGCTTTGTATCTCCAGGCTGGGATTGAACAAAGTCAGGATCTGTTCCAGCAGTTGGAATTTCTGATTGGTGTTGCTGGTCCAAATGTCCAGTGTGATACCTAATCTATACGGCACAGGCATCAAGCGCTCGATAGTAAATGCATTGCCTTGGGTGGTTTCGTAGGTTTCTGTATCAGTGTCGTAGGTACGTTGACGAACTGACACCGTGTTTACATGATAAGGCTCTTGCATCCTGGGGCGATCGTAAGTGAGTGCGGACACGTAGAATGTCATCAGTGGAGTGCTGTTCATGCTGGCCGCTGAGTTTTCTTGCAGGATGGTCTGTGCATTTCTAGTGGCATCTCCGTAGCGCACAGGCACACGCAGCAGCGCAGCTTGTTCGCCGTCACGTCCATACTGAACTTGGAAGTTGGACACTATCCTAGTAAATTGCAGCAAGAATCTGCGTATCTGTTCGTCGTAAAAAAATTGTTGCATGTGTTAGCTGGACTTTTGTCCAGGTTGTGTTCTTGGATACGGATTAGGTGGCAAGCTACCGCCTTGGTCACCATTGTCCGCTCTGGGTTTGAGTATCTCGCTAAGACTCTGACGACTAGGTATATTGCCCATGTCTGTGGTCTCCACGGTGTATGTATTGTTGACAAAGGTACTGCGTAAAGTATCGTTGGTAACGCCATTGTTGAGATTGGTGCGAACGCTGTCTTCGATCTTGATCCAGCGAACACCATCATAACGGAACAGCCGATTGGGTTGATAGTCTAGTCTCAAAGCGTAATCTCCTGCGCCTGGATTGAGTGGGAAGGTCACTCCCGGGGTAACAGGCAATCCATTTGGGGCCACTCCTTGCCCAGTCAAGTATCCGACCGTGTAGCCATAACCTTTTGGTGTGACATCCATGCCACCCTGTGTGCCATCAACGGTGGTGCTACCATCAGCAGTGAGTGTGGATGGGTTGGCTGGTTGTAGATTCTCTGTGGGCAGCACATAAAACTTGGTGATATCGTATCCTGACAGCGGAACTTCAACATCGGCTTGAGTAAGGATAGCATCATTGATATTGTTATCTCTGGTTCTAGTGCCTTGCGATGCAGAGATAGTAGGCGGTGTGTATTCTTGCCAATAGTCTGTGTTGTTAATATCAATTCCGGCTGGTGTGTTTGTTTTGGCTTGGTAATATGTATCACCATAATTCACTATGCTGCCCGAAGGATAGAAATTGCCATCATCCCATATCTGTTGGCTCACAAATGGCTTGTTGGTAATGGTATCAAATTCTTGTGCATCAGTCAACGGCGTGGCTTTCACACGCCACAAGTGTGGTAACCAGGTCACGCTGAATCCTTCGCTGGCATAGGCTGCATCCTGGATCACATAATACTTGGAAAATGCAGTGGGCAAGTTTGGGTTCAGCGGATGGAAGTCTTTGAGATTTGGTATTTCTAGTACATCTCCGTTCATGAGTTTGCGCCCAAACGCATCAATCATGTCATTGTAGTGAAATGTGATGAACAAGGTATCATTGTTCAGGAACAGGCCAAATTGGGTAAGATCAAAGTCGATGTCTTGGGTATTGTACACACCGCGCATGGTGTACACATCCGGGTCGTATGCTCGATCACGGTTTTCTAACAACAGCAAGTCTTGGATATTCAGTGGGCTTTGTGTTTCATACACCGGTTGGGTAGCATCTGCATTGCCCGAAAATGCAGAATCAGCACCGCCAGTTTCGGGACCTAGATATTTGTGGCAGTACAAATCCAGTCCGCCAACCGTGTACATTTCTGAAATTGTACGGTCCAGGAATTGATAATCCCGGGTTCGGTTGGGGCGGAACATGGAAAGTTTAGGCATAGTGTGTTATTTATGGGCAGGTTGACCGGAAATTCTGTTTCAGCTACAATACCTGTATGAAAGTCATTAAGTTAGATCGACGATACAAACCGCACAAAGAAGCTGGGTATGAATCTGGTCTGCGGTTCAACGGTTGGTGGAACGAAAAAGACAAAATCAACCTGATTGAATCAATCTGCAAATCTCGCTTGACCAGCGGCTGGTCGTCCCAGAACTCTGATTGGCTTGCGTACTTTGGAAAACGGAGATCAGGCGAGTCCACACCCTACTACGTCATGTTCCGCAGGGAATCAGACATGACTTTTGTGCTGCTCAGCGCGGACTTGACCAAAAAATCATAGTGTGCTATAATTACATCATAAACACTAGCAAAGGAATCCTATGGCAACCCTAGCAACCAAAGCCGCACTGAAATCGATGAACCCGCGCAGCCCTGATACCAAGTATGTTGGCAACGAACCCGAGTGGCGTGTGCAACCTGAACAAGATCGCAATCGCATCAGCGCCATGAGCCATGCGTTTGGCTGGTATAACTATTTCTACGGCAAGAAAGAAGCCAAGGAAATGATTGTCGCTTATTTAGACGCACACAAACGAGTCAAGGATGCTAAAAAAATACGCACCTTGCCCGACAGCCAAGTACGCCTGACCACAGGCTGGCTGTGCCGCATGAGCATGATGGGGCTGGAACTTACAGATCAAGAACAGATCAAACTGGACAATCTCATCGCAGATTTGCTGGCAATCAAAGATCAAGCCGCAGCAGAAGTTGCTGAGCCTGAAGCAGCGGCCAAGCCCAACATCCAGGATCGTCTAAGAGAAAAGATGAAAGATTGTGCTGGCGAATTGGAAGGCATGCTTGACGACTTTGTGGCTGCTGGCTGCAAGATGTCAGCTGACTGGAAGCCCATCGCACAGATCCGTGGCATGAATGTGGCACCTCAGATGGTGTATCACATCGCTGACATCTGGAAAACACGCCTAGCGCATTTTGAGAAAGTGGTAGCCGGCAAAGACGCTCAATTGGTCGAAGGGTATTCCTACTTGTCCAAAGTGCAGTTGCGCAACATTGTGAAGTTCTGCGAGTCTGTTATCTCTGACTGCGGCGCATACGTGCAGATCAAGAAAGTGGAACGCAAGCCGCGCAAGGTCAAGCCTGTGAGCCCAGAGAAAAAAGCAGCCAAGTTCAAGCATCAGCTGGAACATGCTGAGCTCAAGCTCAAAGGGCTGCCTGCTGCATCCTTGGTGGACAAGAGCGAAGCTTGGTTGTACGACACCAAGAAGCGCAAGCTGATCCATGTGGTTGCTGACAGCCACGCAGGCAGTTTCACTATCAAAGGCAGCTCGATCATTGGATTCTCTGTGAGCGAGACACAGCAAAAAACATTGCGTAAGCCTGCAGAAACTTTGAAAGCCATGCAAGCCGCGGGTAAGCCTGCTGCTAGGAAGATTTTCAAGGACCTGACCACCACTGAGACCCAGTTTAACGGTCGCAGCGGTGATAATCTGCTAGTGCTCAAAAGCTGGTAAATAAAGGGGAACGGAGTTCCCCTTATGTCCGAAACTACACTACCACAACTCAAACAAGATTTAATCGAATACTGCCGCCTCATGCTAGGCGGACAGATCATTGACCTTGAGTTGGATCCTGAACACTACGAAGCAGCATACCAGCGAACTTTGGGTGTGTATAGGCAACGTGCCAACGCCGCGTATGAAGAAGCCTACATCTTCATGGAGTTGATACGAGATCTCAACATCTACACACTGCCGCAAGAAGTGCAAAGTGTGAGACAGATATTCCGACGCACATTTGGTGATGCCACAGGACCGTTTGCATCAAACTTTGATCCGTTTGCTCAGGCATCGCTCAATGTGTATCTGATGAATTTCAACGTAGCAGGCGGCTTGGCCACATATGATTTCTACAGCCAGTATGTGGAACTGGCGGCCAAGATGTTTGGCGGCTTCATGAACTACACATGGAATCCTGTAAACAAAAAACTACAGCTGATCCGCGATCCCAAGAACACTGGGGAAAATGTGTTGATCTGGTGTTACCAACTCAAGCCAGAAATCAATCTCTTGAGTGATTTTCAAATACAGCAATGGATCCGTGATTACATGGTGGCTGTGTGCAAGATGATCATCGGCGAAGCACGTGAGAAATTTGGCACTATTGCCGGCCCACAAGGTGGCGGCACCTTAAACGGCACTGCCATGAAAGCAGAAGCACAGGCACAGATGGACGCCAAAGTACTAGAACTGGTGAACTACGTGGATGGGTCACAACCAATTACCTTTGTGATTGGATAGAAATAGTGTGAACCGGGTACTGATAGCCGGCTGTAGTTTTGCCGGAATATTTAATCGAAATGCTGAACTACGTTGGGTCACACCCGGCATAATAAGCCAACAATCGGAGCTGTTACCCGATATCAATACAGAACGATTTCAATTTTTCGGAGATGATGCTGCCGGTAACAGAGCTATTGCTGCCCGTGTAAAGAATCAGCTACCTAAGGACAAATATGATCATGTGGTTGTTATGTGGACTGGTATAAACCGTGTAGACGTTCCAATGGAGAGAAAAGCACATGCCAAGATGCCGAACAAATATCGATATGTATCAGTATTAGAAAATTGGGTCTGGTATTTTTCCGGAGGGATGGGAGGTAGTTGGCAATATGATTCTGATTGTCCAGATATAGTGAAATCACAATTCCGCGATCAGTATCTGCACCAAACTTTTAGATCGGCCACAGATATTGCATTGGCAGCTATTTTAGAAACACAAGAATTCCTTGATTTTCGAAAAATTAATTATACCATGTGCTTTATATACGATATCCATCAGAGCTATGATGATGTGGTAGATAAAGTAACCAACACACGCCAACGGTACATGGGATTTGATCGATGGCCACAATGGCTAGCACTGGAACATTGCCTAGGCAAGGTAGACACCACCTCTAGTTTATACAACATGATCAATTGGAATAAATTTACGGTTCCTATTCCTCCTTATGAATATTGTCTGGAACGAAACATGTTGCAGATTGATGAATTCCATCCCACTAGTTCTGGCATGGTAGAATGGTTTGATACTCAATTGGGACTCAACATAACCAGTTGAGTCGTTGATGCTGTCATCATGTGTTACAATTTGTTATGGCAGATTTAATGATTGACATCGAAGGATTGGGTACTGGGCCGGACACCACTATCCTGACCATCGCAGCCCAGAGTTTTGACCCTACTGGCGCTGGCTACCATGAACGATTCTACTATGCTAGGATTGATTTAGAAAGTCAATACAATCGCAGCATTCAACAGGACACTATCAATTGGTGGGCCACACAGCCCGAGCAGGCTAAGGAAGAAGCGTTTGGGGAACAAGGACGTATACCCTTAGATCAAGCACTAGATGAGCTGGCTAAGTTTATCTGGCAAAGCCGGTTGATCTGGGCCAACGGTCCTACTTACGACATGAACATCATTGAGCATGCATACAAAAGCTACAGCAAGCCCCTGCCCTGGCAATTTTATGTGGTGCGTGATGCCCGTACCATATATAGTTTGTGGCCCGATCTGCCTCGTCCTCCTACCAGCCATCATGCACTAGAGGATTGTCGCAGGCAGATCGACATGTTGCAGGCAACATTGAAACATCTAAACATTAAAGAGCTCAAATGATCATTGGCATCTGTGGATTCATTGGATCCGGTAAAGACACAGTGGCGGACTATCTCACCAACTTCCATGAGTTTCGTAGAGAAAGTTTTGCCAACAGCCTCAAAGACGCTGTGGCCCAGGTATTTGGTTGGGACCGAACCATGCTGGAAGGGCGTACCAAACAAGCTCGTGAATGGCGTGAACAATTAGATTTATGGTGGTCAGATCGTTTAAAAATGCCCGAGCTCACTCCTAGATGGGTGCTACAGCATTGGGGAACAGAAGTGTGCAGACACGGATTTCACGACGACATTTGGATTGCTAGCTTGGAAAATAAACTGCGTCATAGCCAAGATGATGTGGTAATTTCGGATTGCAGATTCCCCAATGAAATTGCTGCTATCAAACGAGCCAATGGACTGGTTGTGCGAGTGGTACGTGGTCCTGAACCTGAATGGTATGATGCTGCTCTAGCATTTAACCGAGGTGAAAACGGAAACATGCGATGGGCCACCGGCAAATTGCAGTTGGCACGGCTCAAGATACATGCCAGCGAAACTGCTTGGGTCGGAACTAAGTTTGATGCTGTGCTGGACAACAACGGATCACTGGATGACCTGTATCTACAGATCCAACAGCTGACTATACATCCGGTTCAAGATCTCCCGGTCGCCACGGCAAATCGGCCCTGAGTAACTCTTCCACACAATTCTTGCACACTGATTTGAGATTTTTCACCGCTGCATTGTTGAGATTGCCATCCTGGTGATACACTAGGATTTGACTGGCATATCTAGCGCGGAATCCACAGCGATCACAAGTCATCTTCTTTTTATAGCCAGCTGATTTCCAGCGCGGCTCTCGTGGTTTGATTCCACGATTCTTCCTTGCACAAGTTTCGCAGCGTTTTCGATAATGCTTGATATCCTCACGGATATAATTAACAGCACAAGGTCGTTGTCCACAGGATTGACAGATAGGTCTCATGGGGTATTTACCTATGGACCTTTGCCAAAGGGCGCTGTATCGTGGCATTTTTTGGTGATACCTATAAATATCAATAACTTGAAAAGGAAACCACCATGGCTTTAACATCACCCGGCGTAGAAGTAGTTGTAATTGACGAGAGTCAGTACCTCCCATCTGCGGTCAACACCGTACCTTATTTCGTAATTGCTACAGCACAGAACAAAGTTTCTAGTGATGGCGTTACTGTAGCAGCAGGTACTTTAGCAGCCAATGCTAACAAAACTTATCTCATTACCAGTCAACGTGATCTTACTGCTACATTTGGTGTACCGTTCTTTTACAATACTACCACTGGCACTCCGATCAATGGATATGAACTCAATGAATACGGACTGCTAGCAGCTTACTCGGCGCTGGGAGTTACCAATCGTGCGTACATCCAACGTGTGAATATCAATCTTACTGATCTCACAGCCAGCCTGACTCGCCCAACCGGTAATCCCAACAATGGTGCTTCGTGGTTGGACATTTCTGCATCGGCTTGGGGTATCCAGCAATGGAACCAATCCACTGCTAGTTTTACAACAATAACTCCTATTGTGATCACCGACACTGCTGATGTGGTAAATTACTCCGGCGGCGATTACACTCCACAAACTGCCGTGGGTAGCATAGGCGATTACGCAGTGGTTTCGGTCGATATACACTTACCCACTTACTACAAAAACAACAGCAACCAATGGGTAGCAGTTGGATCACAAGCATGGCAAACTGCTTTTCCTACTATCACCGGAACCAATGCACCTAGCAGCTTGACTATAGGCTACAACATGTACATCAATGGTAATCTAGTTACTGTGGGTGCTACCAACACTGTGACTGGATTTGCAGCAGTGATCAATACAGCAGCAATCACTGGGGTGACAGCAGCAGCAATTTCGGGACAATTAGAAATATATGCCAATTCCAGCGCCACTAGCGATGGATCCACTGCTAATGGTGGACATGTGGTAATACAACCTGGTCCTAACTCGGGTACAGCATTGCTGACTTCTTTGGGCATTGCTGAAGGTGAATATTACACACCTATATATTTCCCGGGTTACAGCTACCAAGCACCGCGCTGGAGAACCACAGATGATGTGCCTCGCCCAACTGGTTCTGTTTGGAACAACCTCAGCCCAGTCAATAACGGAATATCTTTGTCATTCAAACAATATAGTACTGCATTAGATGTATGGATTTCCCAACCTGTTACGATCTATGCTGGTGATTCTACTGCGTTATACGGGCTAGATCCAACTGGCGGCGGAAAGAATATCCCAGTGGGCACCACATACGCAGCGTACAATGCTTTGGCCACAACATATACTCCGAATACAACTATGGCATTTGAGATTTATGAAAGAATCGCATTAGGTGCCACTATTGTTACAGGATCTACCACCCCTACTGGCACTGCTTTTGTGGTAGGAAATACTTTTCAATTGCAAGGCACCGAAGCAGGATCTAGTGGAGTGAACAGCGCAACAGTGACCATTGGCGGAACAGGAACTGTGGGCAATTTTATCAGTGCAGTTAGTGCTGCTTCGATACCATATGTGAGCGCCAGCGTAAATTCTGCAGGTAACATAGTGTTTACTCACAGCCAAGGTGGTACAATCTATCTTCAAAATCTGACTGGGACTCCTGTGACCACTGCTGGATTCAGCACCAGCACCAGCAAGGTCAGACCAGCCAACAATGCTTCTGGAAGATTGATTTTGAGTAATTTTGTATCAACACCGTTGTTCACTTATGCTGCCAGCGCCACTGCGCCGTACCAAGATCCGGCCGACGGTCGCATGTGGTACTACAGCTCAGTGGATGACTGCGATATTTTGATCCAAGACAATGGCTCTTGGCAAGGTTATCAGAATGTCAGCAATGACGTCCGTGGATATGACTTGACAAATACCAATGCGTCGGGACCAATTGTGTCGGCCACTGCTCCGATAACACAAAATGACACAGCAGAATCTCCACTGGTTTACGGTGATCTATGGGTGGATACCAGTGACTTAGAAAACTATCCCAAACTATATCGTTGGGAATCTCAGAACGGAAATGAGCTTTGGGTAGAAATTGATACAACAGATCAGACCACGCAAAATGGTATCTTGTTTGCAGACGCTCGTTGGGCTTCAAACGGCACTACAGATCCTGTGGCAGATCCATTGCCAACGATTCTCAGCTTGCTGACTAGTGACTACATGGACCCAGACGCGCCAAGCCCTTCACTATATCCACAAGGCATGTTGCTTTGGAACACACGTCGCAGCGGTTATAATGTCAAGAGTTTCCAGATGGATTACTTTACAACAACTGCTACCGATTATGCAATTGATGCGTATTCAAATACCAGCACCTATGCTGTGAATGACTTTGTTAGCTATAACAATGGTATCTATGTTTGTACTGTTGCCACAACTGGTAATGCCCCAAGCAACACAGGATACTGGGATGAGATTGTACTTAACACATGGCTCACAGCTTCAGGCAACCGTCCAAACGGTGCCATGTACGGTGGTCGTCAGGCACAACGCAAGATGGTTGTGGCTGCGATGAAGAGTGGTATCGATACTAGCCTGGCTGCTAGAGAAGAACAAAATCAATATAACATCATCGCCACTCCTGCATATCCTGAGTTGACTCCAAACATGATTGCACTCAGCAATGAGCGTAACAACACATTGTTTGTGGTTGCCGACACTCCGATGCGATTGCCGCAAGATGGCAACAGCTTGGTTGAATGGGCTACCAACAACAACGGGCTAGGTCTACCAACAGAAGATGGCAACAGCAGTACCAGTAACTATGCTGGTGCATTCTATCCAAGTTGCTTGACTACAGATTTAGGCGGCGGTACTGTGGTGCAACCTCCAAGTCACATGATGGTACGTACTATACTGCGTTCAGATGCAGTGAGTTATCCATGGTTGGCACCTGCTGGCACACGTCGCGGTGTGGTTGATAATGCCACCGCAATTGGTTATATCAATGCTACCACAGGTGAATTTACACAGATTGGTGTGAGCCAAAGTGTAAGAGATATCTTGTACGAACGCAATATCAACCCAATCACATTTATTCCAGGAATTGGTATCACAAACTTTGGTAACAAGACTACCACAACAACCACAACTGCTTTGGATCGTATCAACGTGGCACGTTTGGTGTGCTTCTTGCGTGGTCGCTTAGAAGAAGTTGGCAAATTGTTCTTGTTTGAACCAAACGATCAGATCACACGTAATTCGATTGCTAATTTGGTCAACAGCTTGATGATTGACTTGGTAGCCAAACGTGCTATCTACGACTATCTGGTGGTGTGTGACTTGACCAATAACACTCCGTCGCGCATTGACAGAAATGAATTGTGGGTGGATGTTGCTATCGAACCAGTGAAGGCTGTGGAGTTTATCTACATTCCTCTACGTATTAAGAACACTGGCGCAATTGCTGCTGGCGGTTAATAAGCATGACGAGAGGCTGAGAAATCAGCCTCTTCTCAAAGGTAAATAAACATATAGGAGAGATAACAAATGGCAGTTTCATCATTACAGCGCATGACAGTACCCTTGGCGAGTGACCAAAGCTCATCAACCCAAGGTTTGTTAATGCCCAAACTTAGATATCGCTTTAGAGTGATGTTTGATAATTTTGGTGTTTCAACACCCACTACTGAATTGACCAAGCAGGTGATTAGTTTTGCACGACCAAATCTTACTTTTGAAGAAATCGCAGTGCCAATCTACAACAGCACATTGAAGTTGGCAGGCCGACACACCTGGGCAGATACCACATGTGAAGTACGTGATGATGCATCTAACTCAGTATCTAAGTTGGTAGGCGAACAGCTACAGAAACAAATGGACTTCTTGGAGATGTCCAGTGCTGCCAGCGGTATTGATTACAAGTTTGTCACAAGATTTGAAATCTTAGACGGCGGCAACGGAGCCAGCACACCGGTTGTGTTAGAATCTTGGGAATTGTATGGCTGCTACCTCAAAGGTGCAGACTACGGTGCTATGAATTATGGCACCAACGAAGCAGTGACCGTGAGCATGACCATTGCCTTTGACAATGCTGCTCAACTTGGACCTAATGGTCTTTCTGACTCGGGCGTTGGCGGTGTGATTGGTAGAACAATAGGTGACGTGGTAACAGGCGCTGGCGCAGCGTAATACTCGTGGGCAGTTTCGGCCAAGATTTCGCTAAGGGATTCTTTGGTGGCGTGGATGGTGTACGTGATTACACCCACGCCAGCAAGGTATTCAGAAGCAATGCATATGAACTTAAACCAAGATTTAAGTTTCTCTTCCATGTTACATTCACAGTCAATGTTGAACAGATACCAGCATTGAATTCTATATTCGCTTCAGACGATATAACCAATCTGAGCTATGTGGTCAAGACAGCATCCTTACCCACGTATACCGTCGACACATCTACTCTGAATCAGTACAATCGTAAAAGAATTGTACAGACCAAAATCAAATACAATCCTGTTAATATCACGTTTCACGATGATGGTGGCGATGTGGTACGTAACATGTGGTATAATTATTTTCTCTACTACTATAAAGATTCCAGCCAGAAATATGGTAGCATACCCAATACCAATGGCAGTGCAGGCAAAAGCGGCAACAAACAAAACGGCTTTGGTGGATGGGAAAGAGATATCTATAATACCCGTCAGGTGACTGATTGGGGATTTATTGGTGAGAGCTACGGCGACGGTACAAACTCGTCAACCTCAACCAGTGGAAAGCCTCCTTTCTTCAAAGACATACGCATAGCCGGGTTTGATAAGAATCACAAATATGCAGAATATGTGTTGATCAATCCGTTGATCACTGCATGGCAACATGACACATATGATTATGCACAAGGCAATGGACTGATGCAGAATTCAATGACCATCGATTATGAAACGGTCAAATACTACGACAAAGCGCCCAACAGCTCAGCACCAGGATTTGGAAAAAATTCCACACACTACGATCAGACCACAAGTCCAATCGCTCGTCCAGGATCTACCAACAGCATATTTGGTCAAGGTGGATTGTTGGATACCGTGGACGGAATCGCAAACGATCTCAGTTCTGGATCAGTACTGGGCATGATCGGTGCTGTACAGAAGGCTGGCACATTCTACAACACCAACAAGAAAGCCGGTGGGCTCAAGGCATTGGTTGTCAATGAAGCCACTGCCTTGGGCAAAGATGCTCTCAAACAAGCATTGCCAGGCGCGGTACGTGCCGCAGCCAACAAAGCCGATAGTTGGATATTTCCGACTGCACAGACCAACACCAACAACACACAACCAGCTGGGCCAACACTGACACAGCGTGCAGGAATACGATAAAATGACCACAGTTAATGCTACAAATTACAACATCGATCAGACCGTGAGAGTGTTTGACAGATTTTATGCCTACGACACCAATGTGCCTGCGGCTGAATATGATATTGTGTATAGTTTCTTCCTTAAAGAAATGACTCTGCCTCGAACAGCAGGCAACTTTACCGTGAGTCTATTCCGCGTGGCAGAACTGACCAACATTCCTGTGCTGACATTGTTGCAAGGATTTGAAGGTCAGGGCAACGGCATGAACCTCAATGTGTCACTGGCATACTATTTGAATCTTATTCGTGATCGAGCAACCCTGTTGGGCGTAGGAGCAGCAGTGGTTCCTAATTATTATCCAGCACAGGCAGTACTACAATGAGTCACTGGGCCAACGGAAAATACGAAATTCAAAACGCAGCCAAATATGTTGGCAACGGGATCCCTAGATATCGCTCAGGATGGGAACTCAGCTTCATGAGATTTTGCGACAACAATGATCACATCCTGCAATGGGCAAGTGAAAGCATTGCTATACCTTATCGCAATCCGGTCACAGGAAAGATGTCACGATACATTCCTGATTTCCTGGTGAGCTATAGAACCAAAGACAACACCATGCGTGCCGAATTGATTGAAATCAAACCCAAGAAGCAAAGCGTGGTCGAAAGCAAGATGAATTCAAGAGACCGTGCAGTGGTAGCAGTGAATTATGCCAAATGGGATCAAGCAATGAAATGGTGCAAACACAATGGTCTCAGCTTCAGAGTGATCACTGAACTGGACATGTTCCATAACGGTAGAACTTAATACCGGGCATTTTTTGCCACTAAATATGGCATGACCAAAAAACTCGAAGAGTTATTCGACTTACCTCCATCCACTGAAGAAGATTCGCCTGCTGCGCCGCCAGCAGAAAACACACGTCAAACTCTTGCTGCGCTAGACGACAGCATAGACAAAATCAATGCTGCATTGCCTGCTGTGCGTGGTTTAGAAAGTTCTGACAAAGAAATGGACGACCTGGCCACACTGGCACAAGACAGCTACAAAGATCTCATGGATCTAGGCATGCAAGTGGATTCGAGATTTGCCAGTGAGATATTTGGTGTGGCCAGCAACATGTTGGGCCATGCTATCACAGCCAAAACAGCCAAACTGGACAAAAAGCTCAAGATGATCGATCTGCAATTGAAGAAGATGCGGCTGGATCAAAATGTCAAAACAGAAGAGCCAGGAGCCGGTCCAATGGAAACAGCCCAGGGCATGGTGCTGAGCCGCAATGATTTATTGGAACGACTGCTACGCGGTAAAGACCAAAACACTCAAAAAGAATAAATATACCATAGGACACTCATATGAAACCATTTGCAAAATACCTAACTGAAAGCGAAAAAACCTACAACTATCGGATCAAGATGGTAGGTG